TAAGTTTACGTCAAATCCTGAAAACACCGCACACTTATTCCAAAGAGTGATGTGTGATGGTTTATGGGACAACCTTGACTTTAGTGTGATTTCTGGTAAAGCCCTTTTCAATCTAATGACTTTAAAAGGTAAAGACGGTAAAACCGTATTTCAACGTCACGGTCTTGAAGATAAGTATGTTGAGTGGTTAAAGACTCAACCAACAGCGAAATTTACTGGATATGTTTACGAATTATTCAAGCAAGTTAAAGGAATGTTACCTTTACCACAAAAAATTACTTTTGATAAGCAATTTGATGGTTTAGTTGAATTGGCTAAACAAGACGAAAACATCATGGATGGCGTTTGGTGTTGTCTTGATACTAGTGGTTCTATGGGATCAATAGTAGATGGTAAAGACACAAGTGCATATGATGTTTGTGTTTCTCTTGGAATTTTCTTTTCAGAGTTGAATGAAGGAGCCTTTCATAATCATGTAATTATGTTTGACAATACTTCAAGAGTATTGAAGTTAAATGGTTCATTTACAGACAAATGTCTTCAGATTAGAAATCATTCAACTGCTTGGGGTGGAACGAATTTTCAAAGTATTGTGAATGAAATAGTTAGAGTTAGAAAGAGTAATCCTCTAATACCACTTAGCGAATACCCAAAACACATTTTGGTAGTATCGGATATGGCTTTTAACGCTTATGGCGAAGAAACTAATTATGAAGCGATGAAAAGAAAACTGGCTGAAGTTGGTTTGGTTGATATGGATTTCATTTGGTGGAATGTTATTGGTGGAGAAAGAGCCTCTAGAAATAGAGACTATACTAACAAATCAAAAGATGAAGGAGTAACTTTACTTTCAGGATTTGACGGTTCAACCTTACAATTAATTTTGGGTGGTGAGATGGAAACAGTTGATGAAAAGACTGGTGAAACTCGAAAATTAACTCCAATGGAGCAAATGATTAAAGTTTTGAACCAAGAAGCGCTTTCATTACTTTCAGTTGTAGATTAATTTCTTCATCATAACGAATTCGTATTAAACGAATATTGTTCAAAGAGCAATATTCGTTTTTTATTTTATCTCTTTTTTGTCTTTCTTTTAATCCTTTTTTACCACCCCAAAATTGAATTGATTTAAAATGTTGAATACCATCATACTCAATACACATATTATAGTTTGGTAGATAGAAATCAAATGGTAATTGAGATTTATATTTACAATCATCAAATTTTTTCTCTTTTATATAATTAATATTATGTAAATCTAAATACTTTATTATTTCATTTTCTCCTTTACTAGTCTTACACTTTGGACAACCTTGACCTCTTAAATGTTTATTTGGACTTTGTTCAAATAAACCATGTTTATGACAAATAATTTTTATTTTAGTTTTATGATTTTTATATTTTACTAAACTATAATCATATGTATTTACATGTATTTTTTTAGCAATTTTTATAAAATCTTCTGTATTTAATTTTTTATTTTTACTACATTTTGAACAACCTCTACCTTTTAAATGACCAGATGGTGTTTGTTTAAATTCACCATGTTTAGGACAAATAATTATCACCTTTGTAATATTATTTTTATATTTAACTAACGAATAATCATATTTATCTCCATGTATTTTCTTTGCTTTATTTATAAAAATTTCAGTATTCATTTTTCGATTTTTTATACATTTTGGACATCCTTGTTTTTGAAAATAATGTGCATTTGGTGTTTGTTCAAAGACACCATGTTTTTTACATATTATCTTAACTTTTTTATGTGATCCCATATATTCAACTAGTGAATAATCGTACATATTACCATGAACTTCACGAAATTGTTCTTTTATCATATTATTATCTTTATTTAATCCAGCACAATATGGGCAACCACTTCCTTGTAAATGTGAGTGTGTAGTTTGTCTAAATTTACCATGTTTAGGACAAATAATTATCACCTTTGTAATATTATTTTTATATTTAACTAATGAATAATCATATTTATTTCCATGTATTTTCTTTGCTTTATTTATAAAATCAGATTTTGTAATCCTAATACCACCATTACACATAGAACATCCTCTACCGAATAAATGTTTATCTGGTGTCTGTTCAAAAATTCCATGATCCTTACATATGATCCTAACTTTATTTTTTGTGCCTTTATACTCAACCAAACTATAATCATACCTATCACCATGCACTTTTCTGGCTCTTTCAATAAATTCTTCAGTAGTTAATTTCTTACTCATTTTCTGACTTTCTATATTTTTTAAGTTCTTCTTCGATACAATATTCTATAAATCTTGATTTCTTTGTAAAATTTTTTTCGATATAACTCAGTATATCTGATGAAAGAGTTATTGTAAGTTTTTCTTTCTTTTTCTTTTCCTTTTCCATAATTATATCCTTTCTTTTTATATATTAAATAATTAAAGTCAAAAACTCATTTTAACAAGTTTATTTCTTATTTTCAAACTTTGTCCTAAAATGTTCTTATAATAAAAGAAAAGTAAAGTAAATATGATGACAAAAAAGATAAAATTAACTGAATGTCCTAAAAATGGTCCAATGAAAGGTAATAAATGTGAATCACCAGATAAACCAAAAAAAGATAAAAAAGATAATGTCAAGACCAAAAATAAAAAATAAGAAAGAGAATACAACAATATATCTCAAACCAGAAATTTTAGAAGAATTTAAGAAACATTGTGAGGTGAAAGGTGTAGAGAATTATTCAGAGTATATTGAGGAATTAATTAAAAATTATATTAAAAAAGAAAATTAAAATTATGAAAAAAATGTTAATGATGATGGCAATAATGATTTGCTTTTTCAGTTGTACAACTAACAGTGTTGAAAAAACACCAGATGAGATTGTGTCGAATGCAATAGAAATGTATGAAAATGAAAATTATGATGGTGCTAAAGAATTATTTGAAGAGGTTCTGTCAGATTATTCGGAATCAGAATATTCAAAACAATGTAATACATCATTACTTTATATTGATAGTATTCTTATTAAAGAGTCTGAAATAATAGAAATTAAACGAATAGAAGACTCAATACATTATACAAACACACTTAAAATAGTTCAACTTTATCCATCAACACCCAATTCTGCTGGTGGTGTTGATTTAAATATAGTTTGGACAAATAAAGGTGAGACGATTAAATATGCTATTTTCTCAGTTAGTGCATATAATGCTGTTGATGATAAAGTATATTGTACAATTCGTGATATTTCAACTGTAAGAGCACAAGTTACTGGACCAATTGATAAAGGACAAACAAATGGTTACGGTAGTTATTGGAGTTGCATGTGGTATAATTGGTCAGTGAAGAAGATAAAAATAGATAAAATCGAATTAGAATATATGAATGGTGAGACAGAAATTATTGAAGGTGATAATATAAGATTTGTTCTTTAGATTTTTAGATTTTTTAAACCTGGAAAGTCAAACATAAATTTGTTTGACTTTTTTTTATAAACAAACACATATAATAAATATACAAATAAAAAACTACTTATATGTCAGAACAAGAAAAACCAGAAAAGAAAAAATATGAAAAAAAGAAATTCGTATTTAAAACTGAAGATGAAATTTTAAATTTTGGATTACACGAAGGTAAATCAATAGGAGAAATTATGAGAAAAGAACCATCATATATTGATTGGTGTGTTAAGAATTTTAAAGGTTTCAAAATGTGGAAAAAATTATCAGTAAGATTCGAAGAAATAAAACAAGAAAAATTGGATAATGAAAAAATTTGATAATTTTCAGAATAGTGATTATATGAAAAATATCAGCGAAAGTAGATATAAATCACATGGGTTAAAACATATAAGAACACAATTTGATAATGTTTTAAAGAAATATAACGACAATTATACTATTGATTATTTTGAGGATGAAGAAATATTCATATTGAATATTAAGAATTTGGATAAAAGAACATTAGATTTTATTTTGAGTAGAACTGAATTATTAGGATTCTTTCCATCCGTTTTTAATGTTGATGGTGATAATAAAGATGATAGTGTCGGTGATATAGATGATTTTATAAATCAAGTAAAAAATTACAATTTGCCAAAAGAAAATGTTGTACTTATACAATTTGAAAGTTGGTTAGATAAACCTATAAAAACGCCAGAAAAATTATATCATGTGTGTAGGGAGAAAAATGTTGAAAAAATTCTAAGATATGGTTTATATCCAAAAGCAAAACATAAAATTTCACATCATCCTGATAGAATATTTTTGGTTGATAATATTTTTTATGCGAAAGATATTTTAAATCAATTGAAGATGGATAATGAAAAATATGTAATATTAGAAATTGAGCCAAGTGAAGATATTTTACTTAGAAGGGATCCAAATTATAATGTTGGTTTATATACAACACAAAATATTGCACCTGTTTATATTAAAAAATTGAATTACTAACGATGATTTTAACGATATGGTTAAAGAGGCTGAGAAAGGTCCATGTTTTTCTAATGACCTCCTTTAATGAAAAAAGCCTCTTTTAGAGGCTTTATATGTTTTTACTTTATAGTAATTGCTTTACCTACTAATACGGATATCCTCGCTATCTCTGATAAGTTAAAATCATATGTACCTTTTAAATATTCTTTCAATTTTTCTTTGTTTGGCTTTTCTTTCTTCTTTGCGAAATCTAAAATATAATCAACTATTGATTGTATTTTTTCTCCTCCTACTTTCTTAAATAAATTTTCTTTCATATGGAAAACCACACGCATACGCATCTTCAAGTGCTGCAGACTTATTATGTAAATAAACTCATTGCCCGCCCATGTGGTGAAAGAGTATCGAAAACCCAGAAATTCATTTTCTGGGTTTTCTGTTTTAATATATAATAGAAAATTAATTGTACTTGTATGAAAACAATAAAGTCATTCGAGAATTTCAAGAATTTACAAAATGTTGAAAAAGTTGAAGAAAAGAACGATATAATAGAAATTGCCTTAAACGCTAAAAACGAAAAGGAAATGGATAGATTAATTTATGAAAATTTAAGAAATTATCTTAAAGAATATAGAGAAGAACAAATTAACGAAGGTGTAAATCTTAAAGAGTTGATTAGTAAAGGTAAAGAAGCATTAAAGACTTGGTTCTTCAATTCACTTAATAAGATTATGGATTTAGCTGTAAATGGTGGAATTAAAGCTATAAAAATTGCAAAATCTATAATGAAAGCTATCTTGAAATTTACTAAGAAATATCCTAAATTAACAAAAGTTATGGTTATGTTTTTAGTTATCGTAGTTTTAATGGTTGTATCAGCACAATCAGCTATGGCAAGTACTGGTGATCCAGAAATGGGAACAGAATTAGTTGAAACTATAAATGCGGCAATTGGTTTTTTAAGTGACACTGACTTTACTGGTAGTGAAGATATAATGGACGTTATGCAAGCAAAAGCATATTTAGTTGATATGAAACAAGAACTTGCTGGTGGTGTTGATAAAATAGATCCAAGTGGTATTACTGAAAGAGCAAATCAATTGGTTAAAGGTGCCTTAAAGACTGCTGAAAGAGCTAAAGAGTTCGAGGGATATCAAGACTTCGTAGAAAAAGGAAAACAGTTTGTAGATGTCTCATTTGAGAAAATTAGTGGTAAAACAACAATAAGATTTAGTAAAGGTTAAAAATTAAATATAAAAAAAAAGAAAACCTCTCATTTGAGAGGTTTTTTTTTATATAAATCATTTCAAGTATAATGATGTGACTGAAGAACAAATTTGTAAATCATTAAAAATAAACGGCGAGATAAAAAGTTGCAACAATTAAAACAAAATGAAAAAAATGATTAAAGGACAAAATGGTGTCGGTTTTTTAATATATAATATTCATGATAACATTATTCGAAAATTTCAGAAGAGAAGAATACCCCAACAAGAAATTAATAATTGTTGATATTCAACCATCATATAGAATACATATGAATATGGATATGACAGACTTTACTGAATGGTTAAACCACCATCACGATTTTGATATCCTATACCTTTATAATGGTCCAGATATGGGTTATGAAGATGAATACGAGATACGAGAATGGTTATTAGAGTATGGTTTAGAAACTGATGAAAATATGACATTTTATGAAAAAGGTTATGGTTTCTTCAGAGATTTCATGGATTCTGATGTTGAAGATGATGTTATGGTTGAAATAGGAAAATATATGTTAAAGAATAATTTAACTGATCATAGACAAATTAAAGAAGAAGATAGGAAACAGTTTGATATTGATGAAGAATATTTCGAAGATTGGTATTCCTTTGGTTTTACTGGTCTTGAAATAGAATTAGAATCATTTCTCAACAAAGGAGATAAACCATTGTTAATTGGTGGTGGTCAATATGAATGTTTCAAAGAAGTCGTTTTGATGTTGGAAATGTTAGGTTATGAATGGGATAAAGAATCACAATTTATTTATTAACAACAGAAGAAATGAGAGAATTTAAATTGTTAAGAATCTTAAAATAATTTTTTTATATGACCCGTCAAAGAAAACACAGAAGTCTTTAGCTTCTGTGATGAATTTGACTTCATTTCTACTTTTGTGATATAAATAAAAATGTGATACAGAAAGAAAAAATATCAAAATAATTTTTTTTTATTTCAAACTTTATCATATCTTTGTAGTATAAATAATTAGAAATAGAAAAAAACGGCTTTTTTAAGTCAATATATAACAACAATAAAATAAAACTTATAAAAATGAAAACACGCATTGTAAATATCGCAACAGGCACAGCAACGGGAAGACCCGTGGCAGGCAGACCAGCCATATTCCAAGGCGTGAAAGGAGAAAATATGTACAGTTAAACCTTTATATATAATCCGCAAAGAAATTCGCCTTGGACAAATCAAAAATGTTCAGGGCGTTTTTCGTTTATATAAAAGTTAAGATTCTTTAAAAATCTAAGTTATTTGACGTATTGGAAAATTATCTGGGTGTATTTCAGTTGGTAGAATACTGCATTTGGGATGCAGTGGTCGCAGGTTCGAGCCCTGCCACTCAGACGATAGGTTCGATTTATCTTTTTTCGACTTGTATTATTTAATATATAAATAAAAAGAATAAGTAATATGAAAGAAGATATATTGAAATGTAAAAATAAATCAGATGTTTGTCGTTTGATAAATGTTCCTACAAATGGTGTTGGAATGAAAAAAGTTGAGAACTTACTTGAAGAGTATGGATTATCATTAGACATTTTTAATAAGAGAAAAATGTATAACAAGAATCCTAAATTGTGTAAAGAATGTGGTAAAAAAATATCATATGATAAAAAACGAAATGATTTTTGTGATAGTTCTTGTTCAACAACATTTACAAATAAAGAGAGGGATGAAAGGAGTGTTAATAGCAAAAATAAAACATCTCAAAAATTGAAAAAATTCTATGAAAATAATAAAAATAAAAAATTTATAAATGAATATATTGAAAAAATATGTCCTACTTGTAAAGAAACTTTTTCTGTAAGAAATACTTCAAAAGGTAAATCGAAAAAATATTGTTCTAAAGAATGTAGTTTAATAGGAATGAGAAAAAATTTATCAAGAGTTATGAAAGAAAGAGTTAAAAAAGGGTTACATCATGGGTGGAATAGTAGAAATGTATTAAGTTATCCTGAAAAATTCTTTACAAAGGTATTAAAGAATAATAATTTATATGAAAAATGTAGTGTGAATCATCCAATTAATAAAAAGATTGATTTGAATGTTGATGAATCTTGGAGTTATTTTTTAGATTTTTATTTTGAAGAAAAGAAAATATGTTTAGAAATTGATGGTAGTCAGCATAAAGATAGAAAAGAACATGACAATTTAAGAGATAAAAGATTAGAAAATGTTGGAATTAAAGTTTATAGAATAAAATGGAAGTCAATAAATACAGAAAAAGGAAAACTGTATATGAAGAATGAAATAAACAAATTTTTAGACTTTTACGATAATGAATAATGGGGCAGCATGTACCAAGGCTGGCGAGAGAATTTTGCAAGTTTTCTGTGGTGGGCTCGTTTCCCACCTGCTCCACGGGTTCATTTTTTGACTTCTCCACTTTTATATATAAATAAAAAGAAATAATTATTATGGGTAAATGTAAAAATTGTGGCGATGAAACAAAAAAGAATAATGTGTATTGTTCCTACAAATGTAGAAACATTTATGTGAATAAAAATCTTAGAGATTATAGTAAAAATGGTGAATCATTAAGTAAAAAACAAGAAAAAAAATACAACAATGATCCGAAGTATTGTAAATCTTGTGGTAATAAAATAACATATAAAAACAGATATAATTCATATTGTAAAAAAGAATGTATTCCATATAATGAGAATAGAAAAGGAATAAAATATGAATTATCAAATGAAGGAAAACAATCATTAATAGAATCTGCAATAAAACATTTTCATAATGGTGATAAATATAAAGAAAATAAAATAGAATACTACTCTAATGTAAAAAGATGTCCAAATTGTAATAAAATGTTGCCTTTTAATAAGAGAACAAATACTTATTGTAACATAGATTGTAAAAATGAATTTTTCAGAAAGAATAGGACTGAAATGGAAAATTATAAAAAAGATTGTCAATTTAAATTTGCATTAAATGATTATCCTAACGAATTTAATTTTTCACTTATTGAGAAATATGGTTGGTATAAAGCAAAGAATAGAGGTGATAATTTGAATGGTGTAAGTCGAGATCATATGTATTCTATAATGGAAGGATTTAGAAATGATATAGATCCAAAATTAATTTCACACCCAGCAAATTGTAAATTGATGTGTCATAATAAGAATGTTAGTAAAAATGATAAATGTTCTATATCAATAGAAGAATTAAAAGAAAAAATAAATGAATGGAATGAAAAATATGTCTCTGTGATGTAACTGAATAGCATTAGGCGCTTCTAACGCCTCCGTGAGGGTTTGAGTCCTTCCAGGGATACGAGATGAGTTTTATTGTTATAATCCAAAGTATGAAACAATAACAAGATAATGAGAAAAGTAAAAGGCAGTTCGCCCTCCGATGGTCTGAGTACCGTCACTTTTCTGGCGACATTATCTTACATGCGAGAGTAGCACAACTGGTTGTGTGAAGCTTTTAGTCGGGGTTCGAATCCAAGTAGGGGTACGAGATAAGTTACTGTTATAATCCAAAGTATGAAACAGATAAAGTCCCTGTGGTGTAACTGGATCAACACACTTGTTTTACATGCAAGAGACGACTCGCTTAGTCCAGGTTCGAGTCCTGGCGGGGACACCAGGTTAAAAAACATAGTTCAAGTTTATCTTGAACTATGAAAATGTAAAAATTGTAATGAAAAGATATTGTAATGCTCTATAAACATAGATGGCGATGTGCCTGGTTTGTACCCAGGTTAGTGGGGTTCAAGTCCTCAATAGAGCTCATCTGTAAATGCGGTATTCGTATAGTGCTTATTACATTGCCTTGCCACGGCAAAAACTGGAGTTGAATTCTCCAATACCGCTCTATTTAGATAAAAATAAAATAAAATATAAAGTAGAGTATCTAAGAATATCATATTATGATTCAAAAGATAAATGTGAGAGGACATCAATACCAGATTTTTATTTAGTTGATGATAATGTGATAGTGGAAATAAAAAGTTCTTGGACATATGATGAACAAAATATGAAAGATAAAATAAAAGCATACAAAAAATTAGGATATAAATATAAATTAATATTAGATAAAAAAGAAATGCACCTTTAGTTTAATGGATGAAAAATAGGAGGCTACGAACTTTCAGATATTGGTTCGATTCCAATAAGGTGTTCAAAAAACAGGTAAATGGTTGGTTTGAAGTAGTATACAACTTTAACTATGGGTTCGATTCCTTAATACCTGACAAAAAAATGCGAGTGTCGCATAGAGGTCGATTGCCCTAGCCTTCCAAGCTAGTCAGATAATGTCACATCGTGGGTTCGAATCCCACTACTCGCTCAAAAACATATTCGGTTATATTCTAATTGTGTCACAATTGGGGAACAAAGAATTTTATTAATATATAAAAATAAACGGAAAGGGAGGTAATATATGACAAAGAAGGAATTGAATGAATTATATCAAACAATAGTGAAATTGCATGATTTATTGAAGGAACCTAATATTTCTGTTGATGAAAAATTAAAATTAAAAAAAGAATTTCTTTCAGCATCAAATAAATTAAAAGAAATTGCAAAGAAATATAAGAAATAAGCCGATATATTATAATATATAGATTATGGAAAGAACATTACCAAAATTTGGGTTTAAGAAAGACGGGTTATATAGTTGGTTTAACGAGCCATTTCATGTATCTATATATTTTGATGGGATAACTATAACTAAGGTATTAGGTGATAATGAGATAACTATCTATGATGGTATAGTGCCTAAGACCGTTATTGAGGAGATTGAATTGATAGAACAAGTAACAAAGTTAAAAATTATAAATAAGGGAGTTGAAGAGTTATTAGATTCAACAAAAAGCAACAGAATATTTTCCAATACATCATTATACATTAGCAATTTACTAATTAATTATTTTAAATATAATAATATTAGTGAAGAAGAACTTTGTAAAAAATTAGATATAAAAAAGGATAAGTTAAAGATGTATTTAACAGGAACATATGATTTTACATTATCTGAATTATCAAATTTGGTAGTTTTAGTTGGTAAAGCAATAACGATAAAATAAATTTTAATATCGTATTTATAAAAACCCTCTAAATGAGGGTTTTTAATTAAGAAGGAGGTAGGTTATGAAAGAAAATAAATTTAAGAAAATAGGTGGACCAAAAATAGATAATATTGTTGATTATATTGTTGATTATGCAAATAGTAGAAAACATGGATATATGTATTCTAATGTTCAAGTTTGTTTAGGTTGTGATTCACAATCTAAGCGAAGGTGTGTAAATTATGCTATAACAGTAGTGTTATATGATGATTTTCAACACAATGGTGCGCATTATGTTTTTAAAAGAATAAGAGTACCTAAGTCTTATTTAAGAAAGCGAAAAAGAGTATCACAATGGTTTATAGATAAGATTGAAGATTTCAATGATGATGTTGGTATGGAAATGAATGATTTAATTATAAATAGATTATGGAATGAAGTTGAATACCTAATGGAATTAGGTTTATGGTTAGATGAGGAATTGAAAGGTAAGTATTTTATTAAGCATGATAAGAATGATTATGATGGTTCTCAACCATATAGATTACCAATAATTCATTTAGATTTCAATCCATTTGAAGGTATTAAGAGAGAAAATAAGTCTAATAAGTTATTTGCTAGTGCGATGGGTATCTTTAGTTCACTTGGTTTTAAAGTAGAATCTAAACCAAACTCATATGCTAGTTCAAGTGCTGCCGATCTTGTATGTAAATAACCTAAGTCTTATATTTACAATTTTCAAAGTGCCATCTTTTAGCCATAGGTTTGCTAATTGTTTTGTCGCAATATGGACATTTTACTTTATCGTCTTCTTCCACTTTTTTGCCTTTGTTCCATACTGGTTTGTCCATTTTCTTGTCTTTATTCCATGCTATTTGAAAATCTAAATATATTGAAGACTTAGTAAAAAAGGATTTAGAAAATAGAGGTGAGAATATTGAGCCTGATTTTTAATCTCATCGACCAAGTGTTGAAGGAGTACTGAAAACCTACGATTTAGATTGTGGGTTTTTTTTCTTTACCCCAAATCATTTTTTTAATTAAATCTATATAAAAAATATCAATAAGATAGTATGAATCAC